TGTGTTGCAACTGCATTATGATTAATGACATCAGTTACATTAGAAATAATAGATGTTGCATTGGAACTAAAGTTACCAAGTTTATCAACTGCTTTGATTAGATAAGTTCCAGCCCTAGCTGGTACAGTTATTGAAGTTGCTGGTCTTGACACTTTTGTAACTAAATTAACTGAGTTCTGCCAATCAGCAGTTCCATCTGTTTCTTCACTAAACCTAATTTGATAAAAAGCTAAATCTAAATCTGGTATCTGTGTCCAACTTAAATGTGCATTTGTTCCAACAATGTTACAAGAAAAATCATTAATATCAGATGGTGGCTCAATAGCACCTACGATTGTTCTTTGTGCTGATACATAAGTTGACGAAACTCCCAGATTATTTACAGCCTTTACCCTTACATCATATACCTTTTGGTCAACAACATTTAAAACTCTATGATTTAATCCTGAACCTTGAGCATAAATAATAAAATCTGAATCTGTACTTAACTTGTATTCTACTTGGTAATAATCAATAAATTTATCTGGAGAAGCACCTATAGATACATCTAAAGCTACAATTACAGTTCCATCATTATATTCAACTAAAGTATCATCTAGGGTTACACTTGCTGGTGGTTGAATAGTAAATGGATTTGGAAGATTAGTAGCTGGTACTGTTGTTGCTTGTGTTTTAGTTGCCCAAGTATAATGTGCAGATTGATATTCAACAAGTGATAAGCCTACAGTTAAATCTTCATTAAAAGTTATCCCAATAACTCTAAATGGTTTTGCAGAAAAACCAATACTTGAATGTGTAATATTAACTATATCTCCAATCGCTAAATCATAACCATTTACATCAACATTAATACCTAGAGATAATGCTTCTCTACTTCTTCTAAGTATAACCTCTGCCATTTCTTCTGCTTGATATTGTGATGTTAAAGTTGAGAATGTAAATCTACCCTCTAGCAAAAACCCACCATCAGCAGTTTTCATAGTTGCATGGCGATCTGCACTTGGCAATCCTGAATCGTCTAATGGTGGAAACTGCACCTCATCTACTTGATAATTACGATCTGGATTTACAAAGCCAACTATAACTCTATTGTATCTATCATTTTTTGTAGGTGTAGATAATGAATATCCACCAATAATATTATCTTCTGTTAAAGTTATACTTGCACTTCCTGTTGTTTCTACAATTAAATTATATTTACCAGCATTATAAGGTAAATAACCTCTGCAACCTTTTAAGAACTCTCTAACATTATCTATGATTGGTTTAGATGTATCTAATACAGTATTACAATCAAAAATATTTATATCGCTACCACCTGAATATGGTGTTACTTGTGTTTCACAAACTTGTGAAGCATCATAAAAAGATTGTAAATCTATTTCACTAACTGCTAATCCTTTTCCATATCTAGCATTTGTTAAATAATCTAATAAACACCATGCTGGATTAATTTGATAACTTGCAGATTGCTCTACTAAACTTGAATTATAAGTTTTAACTTTTCTACCTTGTATTTTAGCTTGTACTTTTGGGATTGAACCAAATGCGTCTTGATTCCATTTAAACCTTAGTGCTAAATAACAAAGACCAGATAATTTATGATTACTTCCCCAACTTGATAATGTTGAAAGTAAAGAACTTGCAGATTGTCCATCTGTTCCAAAATGAGGCTCTACTCTAATTAAACTTTCTGCACTTGAACCCTCTACATTTGGGTCAGCTTTAAAAAAATTACTATCTCCACTTCCTACTTCAACCTCTGTTCCATCTGATAATGCACTTGCCCATGTTACAACTTTGTCATTTACTCTTATTTCTTCTATATCGTTTATCTCTCCCTCTGCCATGACTATAGCCATATATAAATAAGTATTATCTGTGCCAGAAGTTTCCATGAACACTCTCGTTCCACCAACAAGTCTTTCTCCATAAATTACAGGAATATTAGAATCATTAGATTGTTTATTTAATAATATGCCTTGTTCAAAATCATCAAATTCATTAGTTCCAAAATCAGGAATCTCAGGTACTTTCGGTCTTAAAGCCCAACTTAAAAATAATGAAACCCCTAATGACACTAAAGGGTTTCCAGCTATAAACAATTTGCCTATTGTTACTACAGCTTTTACTACTGCACCCATAACCAACTATCCTTTGTTTTAACTGACATAATTTTTTTTACTTTGTTATTATTATTTAATCTTATCCATCTGAATTTTTTATTTGAACCATGAATTTTTGTTGCATTGTTTTTCAACCAACTCATAATTTGTCTTATGTTTTTGGTTGCTATAAAATCAATATGCAACATTATATCTCCACAATTCCAATCATGTATTATTCCTGTTTTTAAAAAATGTTGTTCAGCTTCTTGGTTAACATAAGCCCAATTACAAAAACCATATATATTATTATCTTTGAATAATTTATATTGGTTATAGTCAATACATTGTTTTAAATGATAATATAATTCTAAATCAGTATTATTAGAATATCTTTCAAATGATTTGTAAAATTTTATAATTTCGTTTATCATTCTCTACCCCATCTAATATCTTGTACTGTTTGAGATGAGAAATCCATACCAACATCTGTACTAAAAAATCTTTGTTGTGAAGTGTTATTTGTTTTACGACCATTCTTTTTATTAAAATCTGCCCAATGAGATACAATAGATAATGATAGTGTGCTTGAAGTTTCTTTTTCTTGTATTTCAAAGTTTTCTATACTTCCTTTATAAAGTAAAAAAGGGTCAGCAATAATAGTATTATCATCTGCTAAAAGACCTCTATGTATTGTTACAGAATCGTTAATAATATTTTCATTTAATACTACTGAAATAAATGTTTGATCTGCACCTGATAAAGCTAAGGTTATACTAGATTTACTTACATCTGTTTGCTCTGAAAAGTCAGATATACCTATTAAATGGTCTGATGGAGAATAAGTGATTGATGAGCCTGAAACTGATGAAGTTAAAGCAAAAGAACAATCTGTGAAATTAACAGGAGTGCTGAACCCAATAGAAATAAGATGAATTGGCCTAATATCATTAGTCGCTAGTTCGTTCTTTATCGCTGTTGTTAGACTTCTCGACATATTCTTCGTAATTAGTTTGGGTTACACTTTCTGTACCTTTTAACATAGTATATTCAAATTTGCTATTAGGTTTCTTATATTCTTTAAGATCGTTAATACTAGCATCTATTTGATCTTCATTAACAATAATTTCAGCCACAAAGTCGGCAGTTATCTTGTGAGTTATTTTATATTTTTTCACTATAGAGTTTCTTCTACATCAAATTCAAACTGATACAACAAAGCACCATCATTAGCAGTACCAACAGCACCAAACTCTTGAATATCATTTGTCAAATGTACTGTAAATGGAATATTATCATAAGTTACTGCTGAATTATCTGAAAGTGCTGTAAGTAAAGGTGGTTCAATAGTAAGTGTAGAAGCATTACCAGATGCTTGAACATCTGCAACAATCATATAAACTTTATCGTGACTTGCAAACTTGATAAAATCTCCTGACTTAAAAGCATTTGGATTATTGTTTTGGTGTCCGTCAACTGCAATAGTTGTATCTCCTACTGCGTGAGAACCATTAACCAATATTGTTCCTGTTTCATTACCTCTAGCATTTTTAACTTCTGGTGGGATAATAGTAAAGTTTTCTTTACCTGATCTTTGTTTAATTATAAAAGCCATTAACTCTCCATACACATCTGATCTAGTTCCTGTAATAATTCTAATAGTAAATGCAAATCTTTGATTGTCTATTTGTCTAGCAAGTTTCTTACCAGATACACTTTTTGAAATAATAGTATTTTGAATAGACTTTATTCCTAAAGATTCAAACTTAGCAGAAGATATTGGAAAAGCACCTGACATTAAATTAAACTCTCCTTACCTCTTTCATTAACTGCGTTATTAATTAATTGAGTTATAGTTCCTCTTGATCTAATCAATAATTCTTCAAAACCAGAAGCATCTACTGTGTTAATATTAAAATTAACTGTAGTAGCACCACCATTTCCTGTGCCTCTAGCATTTTGAG